ATTAACTTATCAGTAACAGGTCCGATAACTACGCCCGGTTCCTGTGCTACTGCCTCTGCCAAAGCCTGCTTTCCGCAAAGAATTGTGCGGTAAACATTTGTCTTTGGAGTAACAGTTACAGTTGCACCTGATGTTACAGCAGCAGTAGTTGCTACTGAAAGGGTGAGAACTGCACCGTTGATTGCTGAAACAAGTGTGCTTGCGCCAGTTGTTGCAGAAATTGCTACACCATCACCGACATCAATACCTGATGTTGATGCAACAGTAATTGTTGTTGCACCTGATGCAGATGTTGTTGTGGTTGTAGTTGTGAAGGTTGACTGATTAGCACCTTCTGCCTTTTCGTACATGCGTGGTGTTTCTACAAAGAAAGCACCCTCGTATGTTCCGATTGTTCCAGCCCATAGATTACCCTGTGCAGAGTCTGTTTGAGCGTGGATGTCGCGCCATCCGACTGAGCCGGTTTCGGCGCGAAGGTCGTGTGAAACCTCAGGGTGAATACCTGCCCAGTACAAAGAACCTTGGCGTGGAACAGCCTTGTTGCTACGCAACTTGGCTACCGCACGGCGGATTTTTGCAGATGTTAGGGTATCAGCAGATGATACTGTTGCTGTTGAAGTAACAGTTCCACCATAGATAACATTTGTTCCCTGACGGAGAGTTTCCATTGCTAACTTATCAAGTGAGTCAGCCATGTTGAAGGCAATAATGTCTGCAACTGCTGGGTCCACATCTGATAGTGAGAATAGTTGTAACTTACGAGTTACAAGTGATGCATTACCGTATTCTGCAAGTGTTACAGAAGTGGTTGATACATCTGATAGCGCTACTGCATCAGGGTCTGTTGCCTCTGATAGTGCAGAAGTTGCCGCTGCCAAATCATTGTAAAGTGAAAATACAACGCTTGACCCCGGCATTGCTTGCTGTGCTGGTCGCTTGTCTGCAACGCTACGAACTAGCGGTTGCGAACGGAGAGCGAACTCAACATAGCGGTCATACGCAACTTTTACCAAGCCTGCAAGGGCTGTGGTGTTGGTATCTGCCATGAGTTATTACTCCTTTAGATTGGTAGTTGGTTAATTTAATCCAAGGATGCGATTTAATTCATCTGCGTTTCCTGCTGAAAGAATTTTAGCCATAGCATCTGAGTCAACTTCCGGAACTTGTCCTGTTGAAACCACTTGGTTAATTCTTGCATTTGCAGAAACATCTAGTGAATTGTTATTTGAAGCCTGCTCTGAATTAGCGTTTTGGGTTGAACCAAATACATCACCGTATTCATTTAGCCAGCCATTGATTGCTTCCTCAGAAGTATCAATGTCTTGCGGTATGAACGCAGCAATCTTTGGGTTAATGCCCTTGGCTTGTAACACATCCTTCACAGTACGCTGGCGGGTCTGCGATTGCAGTCCTTTCAACTCCTGTTCCAGTTCTTTTGCACGCTTTTCAAGAGTGCGATTTACTTTTCGGAGTTGCTTAACTACATCCGTGCCTTCGTCACCGAAGTCATCAAACTCGTCATCATACTCGTTATTTTGGCTCATTAGCCATCTCCCTTTCGTTAGTTGTTGTATTCGCAATCCACAATGTATGTAGGGGAACATACCTTGGCTATTGCTACCAGACTTCTTACACTCATCCGGGCTGGTCGGTCAGATAAGGAACCTAGTTATTGGTTAGTCGTACTGCGTAGTGAATAAGCACCTACGCCTGACTGACCACCAAAGCGGAACATTGCTTCACGCTCTGCTCTGCGCTTTGACTTTAACAATTTCTCTTGCTCGCCACCTACAACGGCTTGTACTGCTTCTAGTTCGTTGTAGTTTTCGCGTTCAAGTTTTGCTAGTGATGATTGAGTATCAGCAAGTATTCTTGCTTTACCAAATTCTTGTTTTAACATTGATACATCTGCTGTACCAGTAGCACCAATTAAGGCTTCTGCTTCTCTAGCACGGGCAGCAGCATCAGCGCCTAACATAAACCTAGCGCTAGCAGCAGCAGCGCCAATTTCAGCAGAACGAACCTGCTTCTTAATAACATCCATTGCCTTCAATGGGTTAAGTAAGTAGCCAATGGCATCTGCTTCTGTTACATACATTTCGCCAAGAGCCTTCATAACATCAGGTTCTTTTTTCACACGGTCTGCTGCAAGGGCTGCTCGTTCCTCAAACTCAGGAAGTTTAACAAAGTTACCAATGTACTTTCCTAATTCAGAGCGTGAGCCATAAACCTCAGCATCAAGTCCCCGTGAACGAAGGACTGAAATCATGCCTGTTTCTAGGTCAATGTATTCACCTTCGGTAATTGCTCTTTGTGCATCACTAAGAGCCTTCATGCCCGGAAAGCGTGCTTCATAAGATTTAGTTTTACGGATTTCAAGTTTAATTTGTGCAGCAGTCTTATCATCTAAAATCATTTTGTTTACTTCATCAGCAAGGTCTTTTAAACCTGCGCCTGAAAGAATAGAAACAAATTCCTCTAATGCTGTGCGTTGTCTATCGCGCTTTTCCTCTGTAAGAAGTTCAGCAGCCCTAAGATTACTTTCAGTATCATCTCCACCTGCATCATCAGGAATAAAGGCAACAAATTCCTCGTATGTTCCACCTTTACCGTTGGAAAAAACATTGAAAATGTTTGTTCCGCCACCAACTTTAACTGACTTTGTGGTTATGAACTTTCCAACAAAATCATTGCCAGTACCGTCATCATCAGTACCGTCATCATCAGTACCATCACCAATTTTTTTACCATCAGCAAGTTTTTTCTTAGCAGCATCTGCTTTAGCCTTAGCATCAGCAATTTTCTTTTTAGCAGCATCTGATTTTGCTTTTGCTTCGTCAATTTTTGCTTTAGCAGCATCTGATTTTGCTTTTGCAGCATCAATACGAGCCTGTACTTTAGGGTCAATCGTTGCTGGTTTTACCCCATCAGGTGCTTTGTATTTATCAGGACCAGTAAAATCTACTTTAGTAGGAGTTTTAGTAGGAGTTTTAGTAGGTGTCTTTGTAGGAGTAGGCGTTGTTCTGCTAGGTGGAGTTAAAGTTGGTCTGCTACTTTGTGGCACAACATTTGGTTTTGGCTTAGGCGCAGGAGTAGGCTTAGGTGTTGGCTTAGGTGTTGGCTTAGGTGTTGGTTTAGGTGTTGGTTTAGGAGTTGCCATCTATTAACCTACAATTCCGAAGTCACGAAGCAGGCTAAGCGCCTGATTGGTATAAGTTTCTTTAGCGTTCTTTGTGTACTGCCATAGTGGGTCGTTCTTAATAGACTTAGTAAACTCTGCAAATGTAGATTTAGCAGGCTTACCATCTACGCCAGTTTTCATTGCATACTTCATAAGGTCGTTCCACTTGATTGAACTTTCATCCATTTCAAGAAGGGAAGCCATCTGATTGCGATAATTACGAGTCATGTCGTAAAGACTTCTACCTTGATTTAAACCCTCAGCAAATGGGGAATAAAGTTCACTAGATTGGCGTTTCATTTCCTCATACCAAAATGACTCATCACGACCATCCATTGTGTCTAACAATGATTGGTTAATTGATTTCTTGTAATTGTCGTCAAGGCTAACGCCATACTTCCAAGCCAAATCATTGATACGGCGAATTGAACTTCCAATACTTCCGCCACCTGAAAAAATAATGTCTGACTTAGTAGCCAAATAATTATCTAGTTGAGCATCAGTCCAATCGTTTTTAATAGTTTCTAGGATGATGCCGTTTACGCGCTTGTTGTATTCCTCAGGGGTCATCATCTTGCCAGTAGTTGGGTCAATTTGGTTTAAACGGATACCCAAGGCTTCAAGCCGTTGTCTTACTGCATCTGTTTTATTGTTAATCTTTTGACCAAAAGTTGCAGCATTGCGTGGGTCATTAGACTCTAGGAAAAAGTTACGAAAAGTTGGATACTCGGTTTGCCACCAAGTTGTGCCTTTAAGGGCTTCCATAAAGGTTGCTTCATCCCAATTCTGCTTCTTAGCAGTATCAAGAAGTTTCTCAATGTCGTCACGCATTTTGGCATCATCAAGTGTTTTAAAAGTTTGTCGCATGTAGGAAACCCATACGGTTTTATCAATAACAACTTTAGGTTTATCGCCTGTGCCTGCACCAGTACCTGAACCAGCACCAGCGCCTGCGCCTGCGCCAGCGCCTGCACCAGCGCCTGCGCCACGACCAGCGCCTTGTGATGCTGAACCTTTGGCTGTGTATGGCTCAGGGTCAATGGAGTTAGGAATACCATCTCCATCTGCATCCTCAAAACTTCCAGTACCCTTACCACCGCTACCAACAACTGATGTAGGTGTAACCGTTCCACCAAGTTCTTTAATCTTGGCATCAATGTCTTTAATCTTTTTATCAGTTTCTTTAGCACCAAGAGTAAGCGCTCTCTTGCGCTCGCCCTGTAAGCGAGTAACTTCTGCTTGATTTTTCTTTTGCAATGTAGCAGCAGATGCTGTTTTAACTTGTGCATTAAGTTCGTCAAATGCTTTCTTTGCTGCTAAGTATTCTTTTTCTGCTTTTGTGTATGCAGGAGTGTTTAACTTAGCGCTTGCAAACGCTTTTCTTTTTTGTTCAAGAAAATAACCTGTTTTAGCAAGTTTTTCCTCAGGGGTCATTTCATCAGGTTGGACATTACCTCTACCGCCACCGCGTGGACCGACTGCCATTATGCCTTCACCTCACGCATCTCTCCTGCTAATTCATTGTAGATAGCATCTAAGTATTTATTTTCTTGGCGAGAGTCATACTCATCTGATGATTTAATAAAGTCAACAACAGCCTGTTGGCGACCACCAGCACCAGTTGAACTGGATTGAGTCATAGCCTTTTGAAAAGCCTTCTCATACTCAGCACCAGTAGCATCACGACCAAGTAATGATTGGTATGTACTTTGAACTAGAGCCTTAGCATCCTGAGATGTGTAAGAAATACCTGAGCCAACACCTTGTTTAGCATCCATGGCAATAAGTTCATCAGGTGTAAATTTACCACCTTGTTGAAAGTAACCAATAGACTTGCGACCATAGGCAATCCACTCATCAATACCATTAACAACATTAACTTTCTTACCAAGGGCGTTGAACTTATCTACCCACTTTTGGCGTTCTGTTTCAGACATTGAAAACCATCTTTTGGTCCACTCATCTAAGCCAACAGTTTTGTCTTTACCATCAGCGCCTTTGCCTTGATAAACACCGCCTGCTGCTAAAGCATTATTAAAGATGTCCATAGAACTGGTTGAACCAGTCTTATTACTAGCAGTTGTTTCAACCGCTGTTTTATCTTTTTCGTCTGCCATTTAAATCACCACCGGGTCGTTAGGAAAGTATCTATTGTAAAAATCGCTAAACTCAGGTGACTCAGCACCAAGTTGGGTAACAAATCTATCCCAAAGGTCTGCTAAGTCATCATTACTATTTGCTTCCAATGAGCGTGAACCACCCATTTGGTCGCGTTGCAATAATGCTTGACCAATCTTTTTACGAGCATCTAGGTACAAAGCAACAGCCTTTACAACTGGGCGATTACCATTTTGTGCCATCCATGCTTTGTCTTGAAGTGCTTGTCCAAGGACATCAGCACGCTTCATGTACTTACCACGGTCAGGGGACATGTAGGCTGCATACCAATCAACATTGTTTTCAGCCATGTAATCTAACCATGCTCGCTTAGCATTATTGTATTGTTCTAATAATGGGTCACGATTACTGCCAATACCGTTTTGGATTTTAAATGCATCAATTACATCTTGTATCTTACGGTATTCAGTCCAGCCACGCTTTAAGTTTGCATCTTTAATAAGTTCTGCTGGATTACGGTTTTGACGATAGGTGTTAGCCGAACCGGGGTATGAACCCGTGCGATACTGCCATTGATAGGCAGCCTGCGAGAAGTCATACTTACCGTCAAAATCATTAGCAAGCCATCCCATAAGTTCAGGCTCACCCTTTGCTTCTGCTTCTGCCATTAAACCGCTGAACTTACGAAGGTTACGAACGGTGTCTAGGTTGGCTTCAAGGCTGCCGGGGTTCTTAGATAAAGATACTGTGGCTTCAAAGAAGTCAGGGTACATCTCAAAGAACTTGGCTTCTGCTTCGCCGGGTTCTGTGTATTGATTTTGGAACTGGCGGAAAACTTGTTGGTAGAAATCTACCTCAGGTGAGATAGCAAACGGTGCAGAAATTGCAGTCAAAGAACGAAGTAAATAAAACTTGTTAACTTTGCTGGTAATTTCATCTACCGTTGGTGTTTCTTGGCGCTTACCTGTGTTGTAATTGTATGTTTCATAACGCAACATTTGGTTAAAGGTACGAACATACATTTCGTCTTTAGACCACATGGTTTTTAGACGGCGCAATGTGCTAGGTAGAAAAATCTCAGATGCGCTGTTAGGCATACCTGCTGGGAATAACGGTTTAAACGCTTCCTCAAATTCAGGGCGTTGGCGCAAGATTAAATAAGTTGGGAATACGGCATAAGGACCAAAACCCGGATTACCTGCTTGACCTTGGGTAATAACATCAAGGCTTGATAATGGGATGTTAACTCGTTTAAACGCGTTCTCAGCCACATCTTGCCACTCACCCGGCAATGCTTTGATAAATGCATCAGGTACTTGAACCACAAGGTTAGCCATACCGCCTTCACCAAGTTGCTTAGTGTCGGTAATACGGTTGCCTTCTTGGTCAACTATCAACTGTCCATTAACAATTTGTGCAATAGTTCTAGCAGCAGTTGTAACTACCTGTGGGTTCTCGGCAACAATGCCACCCCAACGCATTAAAGTATTTTCATAGGCTGCATAGAACGGGAACAACAAGCGC